TGTCAATGGTTGCGAACCCGGCGAAGAAGAAGAGTTTGAAGGTGGTGGCGGGCGCCGGAAAGGCTACGGCCACGAAGAGGTTGACGAAGGCATTAGCGGGATATTTGGGGATCTGACCACGACCCATCAGGAAAGCGAAATCCGTCGGCGCATGGCCGAACTAGGAACCACGGATCTGAGTCAGGTGATTCGTGACGAGTTCGCTACTATCACTACCCCAGATTATGCCGCCGATATTCTGACGGCACATGAATCAATGCGTACGGCTGTAAGCGACGCTGCTACGGAACGATCCGAGCAACTGGAAGCGGCTACGACGCGCGCTGAGGGTCGGATCGCAGAGATCAAATCGACTCTTACCGGGGAGTTGCAAACCTTTGAGGTTGACCGCGTAGAGCAGCAGACGGCTCTGAAGCAGAAGGTCATTGATCGTACGACAAATATGGAGTTGGCGCTTACGGAGCGTTTGGCTGATATTCGTACGGAGTTGGGGGATCAGGTTACGGACGAGTTTGAGTCGGTGGCTGCTTTGGCGGGGACTTTGACTTCTTCGCAGGCGACTTCTTCACGGGATGCGATGTCCCGATTGGGGCAGGTTGCCAATATGGCAGCCGCAGCCCGGTTGGCTGCTCCTGCCGAGTTGTCGGCTGAGGCGTTGACGGCGTTGGGTGATCTGGAGTTCCAGATTGAGAATCAGATTGCTCAGGCGAAGGCTGATACGACTGCTCAGATCAACATTGAGCAGGCTTCTGCCATATTGAATGAAACGATGCGGCAGGGAGGGTTTGAAACAGAGAAGCAGCGGGCCTTGGTGGAGGCCACTTTGACTGAGGCTTTGCGTGGCACGGTTTATGAGGATCGCGTACAGGAGATGATGGCGGAAGCGTTGTTGCAGGAAGACCAGTACGTGCGCCAGTTCGGTGAGGCTGTGGATCGGTCTGAGGCGCAGGCGAAGTTGCAGAACCTGTTTGGTACGCAGGAGTATGAACGCCAGTTGGATATGATGAATCTGACGCGGGATTGGCAGACTGCGGATGCGTTGCAGGGGCGTGGTTGGCAGACTGACGATATGGCTACCGCTCGTGGTTATCAGACTGACGATATGGCTACCGCTCGTGGCTATCAGGAGGCTGATTATACTAAAGCACTAGGCGATCAGCAGGCGGCTGCTTTGCTGGAGCGGGGTTATCAGACCGATGATTACGCGAAGGCTATTGCGGATCAGAGATACGATTATGACACGGCTCTCATTGACCAAAGGTACGATGCTGAACAGCAGCAGAAATCTGATGTTGAACGGGCGTTGGCGGAGAACGCTGTCGGGGATGATCCTCTGTCACAGTTGAAGTTCGCGTTCCCAGATCAAGATGCCGGTTTGTATGCTTCCGCCATGCAGATTGCCCGGATGTCGGATAAGCGTGAGAGTGTGACATCGTGGCAGGACGAGCCGCCGCAAGAAGCCGATTTTGATGGAACGGTTGAAAAGATTGGCGACAAGTATTTCGTAACTGAATATGGCGCCCAGTCGCAGGCGGAGTCGTATTTGCGATCCTTGGGTGAAGGGGCACTTGTTGAGGGCGTGGACGACTGGGGCGGAAGTCAGATGTCCAGAACACCGTCACTTTCCGCTCAAGATTATGCCGCGTTGCGGGCACTTTCAGATTTGGCACGCGAACTTATCAGGAAGCACGACGCAGCATTGTATGATGCGTCGGGCGCCCAGTACGGTTTCGTTCGGGGTGCACAAGATCCGCTAGCGGACTACGACGCCTATCTGAACACCCACTAGTTGACATGGTTGCCAACCGTGGAACTATCCCGTTAGCGGAACTTCGTTCTGAACGTCGTAAGAAGTTGACTGCTTCACGATCAGAGATCGTGAACGCAGTCAAGCCCGCAAAGACGATAGAACACAAAGGTCGCGTGACGCGTACAGCGACCAAGAGTACGTTGCTTGACAGTCTGGGCTTAGGTGATTACACCTCGGCATCGGATTTCAACCCCTATAGCGGCAGTTACGGTTCTTCGGGCATCTATACGGGTCAGGGTACCTCAGAGTACACACAGGATCTGATGGGGATGACCCGACCGAAACCTGACTATCCGGCGTGGATGGATCTGTGGAATGCCACTCCGGGGCCGGTCAAGTGGGGACTGAAAACAGCCGGTGGGCCGTTCCTCAATGCCCTTGAGGCTCTCGCTATTCCCTTGTCGGCAGTTGCTGCGAGTATGGAAAACATCTATCTGGTTGGCTACAACCAGTTGGATCCCGAAGGGATGCGGAATAACCCGACGGCTTTGGCGGCGTATAACGATCTTTGGGAGATGGCGAATGATCCCAACTTGCTCAAAGCGATAGGCAAGTTTTCGTACGACACTTTGTGGGATCGTAGAAAGTCTGGTTCCCATGATTTCATGTATGGGCAAGGCGACATCTTCAACACGTTCAACATCTGGCAGGGTGAGAGAGGCACCGATCAGGAATGGGAATGGTGGGCGAATCGGGGTGCTGCCCTTCTTGGGGATCTCAGGATGGATCCCTTGATGCTCGGTAAGACTTTCGGAACACTTTCTAAGTCTATTGCTCGTAATATGCAAACTGGTGACTCGGCTATCAAGTTGGGTAGAACGTATACTGCTCAGAAACTAGACGATGTTCTTAGACCTCTGTTCAAGCGTGAACTAGGTGCTGGCGGGGGTGTAGCCAAAGCGGCACCCAAGGTGGCGCGTCAGTCTACTCTTGCACAGAAACAAACAGCGTTGAGGGTTGCCGAACGTGGGGCTAAAGCCGCGTTGAATCCGAAGACCCGTGAAAACTACCAGAAGTTGGCTGACCGCCTTCGGCGTGAGATTGCCGGTGGTCCGGCGGGACCACCCGCTGGTCATACCTTGCAGGTGGCGGAAGAACGCGTAGTCGGCGAGGGCGCTGAACGGATATACCAGTTTTGGGATGAGATGGGAACACCGTTTACTGTTACATGGAGGGGGGCGGAGGTACTTGATAAGTTTGGACAGATGCGGCCAACCAAGGCCGCTGACTTGGAAATCGCGGTCCACAGGGTGGCCCGACAGGCGCAACCGCATGTTCCGAATGCAAGACCGACACATCCGAGTCAAACAACTCGCGGGGGGATTGGCAACGACACGGTGATCGACGGCGATCTGTTCTCAGCGGCAGGCAGGAGAGCGGCTGCGCTGGTGATGGAAGCGGAACTTGGAGCGACACGACGGGTTGCTGAGCGGTTGGCTCCAAAGGCTGTCGATGATGCGGCAGCAATGACATCCGTTTGGCAAGAAGCGGTTATGAACCGCATGTCCGACAAACAGTTCGTGTTGCAGGTCGCTAGGGACTTGAGTAAGGGCACCAGTCAGATAGTTGTCCGTGAGGGTGATAGAACATTTATCAACTTTGGAGCAAAGTTCGGACAGCACCGCAAGGTGGCTGAAACCGTAGGTAACAAGATTCTGAAGGTTGAAATCCCGAAGAATGTCGCAGACGACATTGGACGGCTTGCAGACTATCTGATGATTAGTTCGCGTGAAGGTCCGCTGAAACTGACAAACGAGGGATACAAGTTTGCTGCAAAAGCAATGCACGAAGTGGGCATGGACCCGTTTTTCAACCTCGGACCACGCACACTTCTGAATGGTGTAAAAGTGCCTGCGGAAACAGGGTTCCGCACGGCTGGGACCACTTTCCGCGCTGGGCGTGTAGGAAAAGAGGCGCTTGATGGTGCCGCGACACTAGCCCCTGTTACGGCTAGTGAGGCGGCACATGCCGGATTCAGGATTGGTTTAGCGGTTCCGTTTACGGGATCTATGGGTCGCAAACTGTTGGTGAATCCGGTTCGTAAGCGACTGTTGGGCATGATGGCTTTGCCGGATGCGGTGCCGATGTTGGCGTGGAGCGCCAGCAACAAGTATTTGGGTCGCCCGCTGGTCGCGGCCAACAACTTCATGCGGAAAGCGTTTGTCGGTAGGGGGAACCGGTATTCAAAGATGGGTGGCAAGACGGGTGAGTTCAGAAAGACTATCCGTAAGAGCAAGGATCCTTGGGAAGTTATTGATGCCAAGGCAGCCATCCTTGCGGTAGGACGGGGTTCTCAGATGACTCGTTCTGCTGAACAGTTGCTGCATCGGATGTTTCAGGATGTAAAGGACGCCATTCAGACTCATCCACGTTTGGCACGCGACCACCCTGATGGTGGTGCCGTGCTGCAACGTGCGGTTTGGGGCAATGAGGATGCGGTACAGATCGTTCGGGAGGCAGCCGGTGATGAACTGTTTGACCAGTTCATTTCGTTACTTCCCCGGATGGCCGACGAGTTAGAAATCAAGGCCGGTAGGAAGTTCATAGGGCGGGCAAACAACTATGGACCGCGTAAGATTTCAAAAGAAGCGCGGGAGCATATGTCGAAGAGGCGTCCCGGCTCAGTAAGGAAGAGGCACCAAAGAAAGCCATATGATGCGGGACCGCATGAACTTGAACGCAAGTATGTGGATCAGGACGAGTTCGCTGCTCTAGTCCAGAAGTACATCCGCGAGGGGATGGAACCTGAGGCTGCTATAGAACAGGTTGCGAAGATAAAGAGTGACGAAATCTTCGGCCAGAAGTTGTTCAAGGTCAACACCATCATGGACGACGGCATGAAGGCACCATCTGTAGAAGAACAGATCGCCAAGATCATGGACGACATGGACATCGGCTACAGCCTGTTCGTTGAAGACTGGTATGAGGTTATGCCTAGTTATGTCACCGGGATGGCGAAGCGTGCGGGTGAGGTGTTCACGGAACATCTTCTGGTGGATAAGCACGGTTTGTTCATGGATCGCATGTCAACGATGGCGCAGGTGCCTTCAACGCATGTGCAGGGCCGTTGGACGATGGTGATGCGGGCACAACTCAATCTGAAGCATCAGGCTGCTGCTGTAAGCGAAACTCTGTCAAAGATTGCTAAGGCTGGAAAGTCTGAGATGAAGCAGTTGGAGATGCAGTTAGTGCGTCGAAACGCTGTTTTGGATCTTGCTGAAGAAACCTATGAGAAGGCCGCGAAAACCTTCGACGTAGAGGCTCTTGCGGTTCAGAGGGCTGAAGCACACGCCATGATCGTTCGTAACGAGGTTGAGGCTCTTCAGACAAGAATCGGTGAGATCACAAATGGCCTGAAAAGGGGGGACGTTGGCAACGCCGTCCTGTTGGAGCAGGAGCGGGTCAAACTTGCTGAACGGATAGCGACGTTGCAGGCCGATCCGTCGGTACCTAAGTATTATTTGGAGTCGTTGCGGGCTTCAACTATTGGACAGTTGGAGATGGAGCATCGCATACATGATGTGTTCCGCAACATAGAGACATTTGAGGCGTTTGAGAAGATATTCAAGAGGTGGGATCCTGCGTTGCCTCTCACGAAGACAAACCTGTATGACTTCATGGTGAAGAATCAGGATCAGGCGGGTCTTGTCGGGAATCTGGACATCATTCCTGATGTGAAACAGTTCATTCTCCGGTTGGGCAAGGAGGGCGTGAAGAACGAATACGACAATAAGAAGGTGCTGGAGATGCTGAAGGGGTCCAACAAGATGTTGGACGACCTAGACAGCACTCCCTTGGGTTCATGGTTGGGCGTTGAAACCAGTCCCGCCCAGCAGGCGGATACTTTGAGCGGATTGCGACTTCAGCAGTATTCGCAGGTGTACAAGTCGATCAAACAGCACACCCAAAAGTCCACAAAGATTCTACAGGAATGGGTTACCTTCCATCCTGCGGTGTGGAAGGGAAAGATTCCTACGCCCGCGAATGTGGAAGAAGCACGGGTTGCGTTGGTCAAGTTTACGGATGATGCGCTGAAGCAGGGGCAGACCTTCGGGGATGCTATGGCTCAGATTGGTGCGGAAAGTACGCTTCGCCAGCATTTGCACACCTATTACGGGGTGCATAACGATCTCAACATGATGAATATGACGAACTTTGGAACTATCGACAACATTGTCGATCAGATGGAGACAGCGATAAGGCTTCGTTACCACGACATTGAGAAGGCGCTGGCAGAGTTCAGACCGGTAACATTTCAGATACGTGTTGGTCCGGGGGAACACGGGGTACGTACGCTAGGCATTGAAGAGTATGCGAAGTATCAGCGACTGAAGGAGGCAGCCCTTCAGTCGCGGTATTCGGCTCAAGTGCCTTTGCCACCGGCCCAGTACACGATAGATGACATCCTTGCGGGTGGAAGTCAGATGGCGAGGAATGGTTCTGGGCAGGGGGGCGTCGTAGGCGGTACACATCCCGGTGGAAAGTATTTGGTGAATACGCCTACGGGGCCGAAAGAGTTCTATGTGAAACAGTATGGTGCCGACAGGGAGACTCTCGCTGCCCTGCAAAGGGAATCCGACGATGTTGCTGAGTTTATCAATACCGGTTTGTTCCATGAGGCAGGCGATCTTCCCGAAGGCACGGATTATCGGGCACACTTTGGTCCCATGCTTGAGCGGTATAAGGCGGGTGATGGACCGCAAGCCTTTGTTCACGACCATTTGATCTCAGATGAGGTGCGGGATCAGGCGATGTCCCACTTGGACATGCTGGATGCGCAGATAGGAAAACAGGCCGTATTCGGCAAACTTCGCGCTGAGGGCGAAGTGTTGGCTAACGCCTTGTATCGTGAAGTGGGGGGCGATGTTGCCACCGCCCCCATTTCGTATGCTTCGTACAGTAAGAATACGGCGTCATGGTGGGTGGTGTCGGAGTGGATGGATGGCCTGATGCCGGTGGGCCGTGCAGCCGGAGTCGGGTCACAGGCGGAGGCGCTTACGGCGCGGATGCACATGGCTGGAGGTGGGCTGCCGAGGGTGATTACGGCACAACAGGCAACCGCTTTGGGTCCAGATGCGGCATCAAACATTCGCCCCATCTTCGACATGTTGGGTGACAACTATTTGACTGATGTGTTGTTGGCGAACTGGACTGTTCTGGGTGATGATGTTGAGAAGATTGCGCTGAATCAGTCGGGCCGGTTGGTTCGTGTGGATAATGGTGGGGTATTTAGGTTTCAGAACCAAGGTGGGGTAAAGCCTGATACATGGGATTATCGGGTTGTGGATGAGTTGTATGGCTTTTTGGATCCCGAGAAAGCCACATCAGGCTATGGGGTGATGGCAGAATCGTGGGAGAACGCTTTGGGAGGAAGAGAAGGTGCCGTAGCCGCACTCCAGTCACAGTTCGTGCAGTTGGATGATGTGCGCAAGTCGTATGGTGGCTGGCAGGGTTTCGTTCGCAAGCATCTGCCTGACATCCAGTCTTCAGGCGAGAAGGAGTACGCCTCGTTCTTAGAACATCGTTATGAGGTCATAGCGAACAAACTGGGAGAAAAGTACAACACGGGTATTGAGTTGGCTGCTGAAGCATTGAGCCTGCGGGGGGTTCCTACTCCTGAGATTGAAAAGGCGTTGAATCGTTTCGGGCCGACTCAGGCTGCGTCTAAGAAGTCAGGGTTTAGACCGTGGTTGTCGCCTGATGGGTCATCTCAGGCATTGAATACGTTTGATCTTGGACAGGCACGAGGTGCCCTTGTTGGGAAACATGCAGAGTCCGGTATTCCTAAGACCACACTTGGTGACAGACTCAAAGTGTGGAAGGCAAACGTGCTGGATAATGCCCAGTCGTGGATAGATGGTGCATGGGGCCAAGCGGCAAACTGGCGGAAGCGCCTACCCGCAGAGTTGGAGAATCGGGCGACAGTATCAGACTTGCTCTCCCATGACCTTGCAGGGTCAATGTATGAGGGGAACCCGGTCCACGGTCATCTGAAGATGAGCGCCCATCATCCGTATCGCGGAACTGAAGACGTATGGAAGGGCCATCTGTTTACGGACGATCTGAGTGGTGAACTCGTTGAAGCATGGACACCAACCGTCAAGGGAGAGATAGAGCCGTCCTACGGAGTCATTATTGTGGATGGTAACGGTGACTTCGTTCTGCGAATGCCTTCGGCGTCTGAGGCAGGGGCCACACACCCCGAAGGTACATGGAACTTCTCCCGGTCCACGGCAAAGACTTGGACGGAGAATGGAGTGCTGAAGGGTGAGACACCAGCGCAGGCAGCAATACGGTCGGCCAAGGAACAGATGGATTTAGATGTTTGGTTGATGGATGCGATGCCGGGAGTCTCCCTCAAGGATGCGAAAGGAACCGTTCAGCCTGTTCGGGCCGGAGAGGGGGGCGCTATGTACCACGTTGAAGATCAAGACGTATTCTTCTACATCGCACAGATCGCAGACCCCGCACCGGGAACAGTATCGACCGTAGCGGACACGTTTAGCGTTGCTACCCCTGCTACGTCTGACCCCGAGACTTGGCGTCAGGTAATGACCATGTTCCACCATTCTCACGGAACACAGATGATAGATCCTGCCGGTGTGAATGTAGGCGGCGCATCGCCAATGTGGCCTGATGCGTGGGGTTTGAACATGAGTCCCGGTGCCATACGAAACAGGCTGGTGAGGGACGCTAATCATACGTATGCGTTTGATGTCAATGTGGGCATGTTGGGTGAGCGTGTCCGCACCTATGGGATACCTACCCATTTGAACGCGCGCAGCGTTGCTGCCGCTCGTTCTCAGAACATTCATGCCGGTCAAAGCACTTTGGATGAGGGTTTGGCCGCGTTTGCAACAGACATGGTGGGACCGAATAAGAACAAGCCGTATTATCGGGTTGACTCTCACAACCTTGTAGCGGATGGCGACATGACCGTTGACATGTTTGGTCGCATACACGACTACGACTCGCAAATGTACGAGGATCTGCGTATCTATTTCAAGAAGTTCTATCGTACGACCCACGAACCGGGGGTCGATCCGATGTGGGGGATCAATAAGGATCTAGCGAGAGGGGTCAACAACATTTCCGTGAAGATGGATTTGTTGGATGATTTGGGTAGGTACAACATTCCTGCTTTGGACGCGATGGACTATCAGACGAAAGCCTTGTTTGTTGCCCATTTGGAGAACTCTGGTCGGATGTACAGTCCCGCAGAGTGGCCCGTCACGGGTGTTCTCAAAATAGGGGACGACGTTGACGCTATGGAAGGCGTCGTTGTCGATTTCCTTGCACGCATTGACGAAGGTCTGAACCCGATTGACGCATGGGCATTCAAGAGTGAGTTGTTGTCGAAGCCGGGTTTGTTCCCTTCGGATCTACAAAGGGCACGGCAGCAACTGGCGATGTCAGCAGGCGGAGAGTGGCCTACTGGTCAGGCTGGCATTATGCCCGGTGTCGGCAAGCAGCCGGTCTTGGGGAGGGGTGAAGTCCTGATTCCGGAATCACCGGCTGCCGCCGCAGAGCGTGTGAGCAGTATCCCTGAGGGTCGCGGTTGGAAGTCTCTCAGGAAGGAAGGGCCGGAGTCCCTTGGTGGCAGTATGCGCTATGAACGATTCATAGAGACATACAGGCGTTCCATGATGATGGATGGGTACACGACAGCGGCGTGGCTCAACCCGGAACAGTTCCGATTGGGAAAGACCGTCATTTCAGATCCCCAGATTGGGGCGTTCAATGCCATTTTGATCGACCCGATGGCCGCAGGTGTCACGCCACGTATTGTTTCGTACTTTGATGATGTGATAGGGAAGGGTCGTGCGGGCGTTGAGGATTCGGGGATCCTCAACGTGGACCAGTTCTTGATCGACTATGCGCGTAGGTCAGACGAGCAACTGCTGGGCAGTTCCTTCGGTAAGAGCCAGATTAGCCCGGATGATCCGATTGAAACTTTGTATGAGCGGCGCGTACGGGCTGCCTTTGACTTGGATGGCGAGGGTGGTGCCATGCAGCAGTTGAAAGCGGCTACTGCAAGTTTGGAAGAAGCACAGAAGGTAATGAATGAAGCGCGTCTGGTCAAAGCAGCCGCGAAGAGTGAAACTAGGGCCGCAAAGGCTACGAAGTTTAGGAAGGGTGAGCCTTCTAAGGCTGCGATAACTAAGCGGGCACTTCAGATTCTAAACGCAGACAACCTGAAAACTTCTCCTCGGGTACCGGATTTGAAGACAGACAGCCTAAGGAATGCGTTTGCTGGGACTGATAGGCAGTTGCGAGCGCAGGCACGAGCGGACCTGTTGCAGCAGCCGACGGGGGCGGAGGGCGTCAGTAAGATCAAGGAACTTGAGACTCTGATAAGTCAGGCCCAGCGGAAGGTGACGGCAGCCGAAACGGCGAACACGATTCTACATAGGTTGGGAACGGTCGATAAGTTTGGTCGTTCTATCCCGTTGGAAGACCTGTCTACGGAAATACGCAATCTGAAAGTTTCTGTCGGCGCTCTCATGGATTCTGATGCCCAGCAGATCAATCTCGCGTTGAAGGAGTTGGATCGGGGCGCTGAGGCTGCGAAATGGTTGCGTCAGGTGGGCGAGTACGGGGATGATGAAATCTGGTTCCCGCTCAAAAGGGGCTTTATGAAGGACAAGTATCTGGACTTCTCGTTTGAGGCGGGTTTCAAGCCGTTTGGTTATTCTTCGCAGGGGCCAGCAGAGATGGTGGATGCGATGACCACTATTTCAAAGTACCGTGGTGGTCGTTTCTGGGGCTACTACGACAAAGTTCATAATCTGGTGAAGGGCTATCTGATTATGAAGCCCGGATTCCACATGCGGAACTATTTCTCTGCCGTGTTTATGAATCATCTGGCAGGTGTTGAGGTCCAGTCGTATCGCCAGTTCCAGAACGCTTATTGGAACTATCAGTATGATCGTGCGGTGGAGTTGGGTCTAAAGAATCGGGCAGCCAGTCTGGAGAACTCCCTCAAGAAGCGGCTCATCTTCAAGAAGGCAACGCCTGATGACGTTGGCATCATCAGGCAGATGGATGAGGCAGGTATTCTGGGCGGAGCGCAGGGCCAGATCGGTACAGAACAGGTTATGGCAGGAGGTCCGGGGGGCAACACGAAGTTGAAGCGTGCCCTACAGGCAATAAATCCGTTGAGTAGCCGCAATGCTCCATTGCGTCTGTCGAAGAACACGGGCATGGGAGTAGAAACCTATGTACGCGGTGTCATGGGGTTCGATTCGCTGAAGGCTGGGAACAATGTTGATGTGGCCTTTGACCGCATTATGAAGTTCCACTTCGACTATTCGGATCTGTCTCACTTTGAGGCTGGAGTTGTCAAACGGTTGGTGCCGTTCTACACATGGACACGTAAGAACCTTCCGTTGATGGTTGAACAGATCGGCTCCAACCCGGCTGTCTTCAACCAGTACAACATTGTCAAGAAGAACATCGAAGGCGATGACCCGATCACGGATATGGTGCCGCCGTGGATGATCCGACAGGGTGGCATCCAGTTGCCGTTCAAGTACAAGGGTGAGAACATGTGGATCCTGCCGGATCTGCCGTTCAAATCGCCATTGGAAATGCTTGATCCGATGCTTTCTTTGGATAGTGCCTCTCCGACTGAACGAATAACGGCTGCTCTTAGCACGATGTCAACTCAGTTGACGCCGCTCGTGAAGGGTCCGATGGAATGGTCCTTCCAACGCAACATGTGGAAGGGTTACAACTTTACGGGCAGGTACGTGCGGGTACCGACGATTTACACGAAGATTCCGGGCATGATGCCAGCGTTGAGTGTGGCGCAAATAGCGGAAAAAAATGTGGCCGGTGATTGGTACATGCAAGACAGAGATATGCACACATTGGGAATGATGGTGCCCGTGTTGTCTGATATACGTCGGTTGATACCCACGGAAGAGCGATACCAGCAGCGCGCTCTATCTACGTGGATCTCTTGGTGGGCGGGTCTTGGCCTGCGGACCAACACCCTTGATGAGCAGGAACGCACATATCAGTCCTACGTGCAACAGATGGAAGATGATCGGGCCAAGGACTACAAACGCAAGGCTGCTGGACTGAAGCCTTAGGGACAGAGTACCCTTAGGGTATGCAGTACGTTCCTCGCTCCGAATGGGGTGCGATAGACACAGGGAAGCGCCTGAAGGACTTCTGGCGTCCGGTGCAGGGGATTGTCGTCCATCACACCACGGGGCCGTCACACGGCCCGTGGGACCGTGTGAGAGGACATGACAGGTACCATGTGCATACCAAGGGATGGGATTCCATCGCGTACAACTGGCTTGTGTCGGGTGAAACGGGCGAAATCTTTGAAGGGCGCGGGTGGAAGCGTGGTGCCGCCACTCGCGGTTGGAACTCTAAGACAATCTCCGTTGCATACATCGGAGATTCCGATGATGGGCTAACGGAACGCGGTAAAGATAGTATCTTGACCGCCGTCGGGGCAGCACGCGGGCGTTATGGTGACCACTTGTGGATCAAGTGTCACAAAGACTTTTCGCAAACTACTTGCCCCGGCGAAACTCTGACCGAATGGGTGCATTCTGGCATGACTGCCGAACAGCCCCATACTAATACGATTATCGACTGGGCAGCGATCCTTCGATACGTTACGGAGGCAGGTTTGACTTACGTAATAGATCAACCTATCAAGCGAGGCTCTACAGGAAAGTGGGTTTCGATTACGCAACAGAGACTGAATGACCGCAATAACGCAGGTTTGAAAGTCGATGGTATTTACGGTAAGAAGTCTGTAGCCGCGTGCAAGCGGTTCCAGAGACAGTTCGCTATGGAAGTCAACGGGATCGTTGACGTAGACACATGGAAGGTATTGTGGGTAGCATGAGAAATATGATTGAACGAGCGGGATGGACTTTCGTACAGGCTTTCTTGGCTGTATTCGTGATCGGGGATCAGGGCACTCTAAAGGTGGCTCTGATCGGCGCTGTTGCTGCCGCTCTGTCGGTGGTAAAGACCTATGCGGTGGAGCGTAAGGGCTGATGGGTGAGGCCGAAGAGCCTGATGCGTTCGATGAGTTCCAGAGCGAATATGGTTATTTGGCAACAGAAATCTACGAGGATTTGAAAAAGACCTCGCACCTGTTGGACATCGCGGATCAGACTCACGCCAAATGGCATGAATCTGATCTGGGTGTTCTGCTGGTGTTGCCGTACGAACACGTAGTGGCATTTGCGCACGAGAATCTTTCAAACGATTTCGACAATAGCCCATTACATCAGTACGTATTCGCAACAATGAGTACATTGATTATGAACTCATTTGAGGCTATGGAAGATGGTTACCCGGACAAGTAGTCCTGTATTCCGGGATCATTTGCGAGAGCATCTCTGAGTTTAGCCAATACTTTATCACGATAACGTGCGACAGTTGTTTTGGGAATCCCAATACTACGTTCGATTTGGCGCAAACTTAGACGCTCAAATAAGAGCGCATTCAATAGCCACGCCTCTTCTGCGCTAAGGATACTTAGCGAATCTAGGACTGTCTCCTGTAACGCCATGCGTTCCTCTTGGGAACGCTTGGGTTCATTCGGTCCTGATTCCTGAAGGGCAATCAGTTCCGTTTCGGGAAGGCCATCGGAGTTGCTCCACCGTGGCTCTTCCGTGGGGTCAAATGGAAACTCTCTCTTCATCCACCCCAGTATACGTCATCGGAGGGTTCAAGTAGTCTTCTGCGATGACACGCGTACCTTCGCTGTCATAACCGGAAGGCTCACCCTTCTCCCACGCTTCATCGTGGTCGATCCATCCAAGGATCTCCACGGCACGAAACTCTGGCGCTACGGGTCTGACCACAAATAGGGTCAAACCTTTTTCCAGTTGCTTACGACGCACAGCAGCACTACTACTCGTACGTACGCGTCTAACTTCGATATTGTGTCCTACGTCCGCCATGCCTTTGAACTCTTCGTGACGATTGCCGGGCCATACATGTCCGCCCCAATACTGGTTGACGAGTTTAGCGACAGCCAACTCACCGGCACAAGCGGCGGCTTGTGCCGTGCGGTCATCTTCCATGCGTTTCTTGTCGTAGTAGGCGGCATCAGCCTTAGCCCAGTTCTCAATGTAACGACGAGCGCCTACATGCAGCGCCCATTCGTACTCCCACGGATGCAGTTCTACAAGAATCATTCCTTGACTGCTTTCAGTTGGACAACAAGCCGGTCGTTTGGGATAATACCCGCACGTTGGCACCCATCCAGACAGAGTTTGATGTAGTTGTCCAGATCGCCACGCAACGGGGTCTGCCATTCTTCCAAGGAGCGTACAGTAACATACGTTGCTTCCTCGCAGAACGTCATCTCCACCGCCACCGGTCCCTCAAAGACCGGCGGGTTATCATCAACCGCTTGAGCGTATGATTTCTCTGCTTCAACGGTTTCCTGCGGAGTGTAAACACGACCTTTGCGCGACATGCGGGGACGACCCTTGGGCCGTGGCCTTCCGGGGACGACGAACGAGAACTCATCTGGTGGCTTTGCGTTCGGCGTCGGTGACGAGTCTGTCGATTTGCCTTTCGCAGTCTTGCCTGCCCGTGAACTTCGGCCCGTCGTCATACCAACTCCCTAGTCGTGAGTCTAAGTCTTTAGTCCACGATAGAACATCGATACGAGTATAGCCGGTTTCAAACATTGCACGGGCGAATCGGTTTAGGAAACCATGACGACCCTTGCCTGCACCGTGCCCGCCCTTGTAGTACGGGACGGGACCGTTGTTGAACATCTCCGACGGCAGTCCACGCAAGCGTGTGCCGTCTACGGTCATCAACGGTTCCTTGCTGTAGTCCCGTTTCGGGGGAAGGTCCACCACCACCGGTACAGGATCCTTGTACAAGGCTGCTGCACGCTCCAAGGTTGCTGTAGGCGTTTTGTCTGCTTCTGCAAAGTTGAGGAACTCATCCACGGACGGAATCATTCCGCAGTCATCAACTATTTCTTGCCTGTCTTTGGGTCGCTTTCCACCGTATGGCAAGCGCATATAGTTGCCGGGAGGCCCAGCCAGAGAATCCTGCTTTGGGTACACCGCATCGTATTTGGCTTCTGCCAGATCCAAGGCAGCGTGCATGGCACGACGGATTACTGAAGCACGAACCCATTCCTCGCAGAAGATCCACAGGTGATAGCCCTTACTTCGTGACCTTTCAGGCCACGCTTTGATGTCCATTGCTTGCAGGATCATCTGAGTGTTGCGGGCAATGACGAGGGAATCGTCACCTTCGTCTATGTCGATAGACCCCCACCTGCACATCCACAAGTCGGGATCCATCTCCACGTAATAACGGTTATTCTCAGAGCCTTCCGTCCACGAGTCAGGGCCACCGCGTGTGAACAAGGGGTCATAGACCATCGGGTAAATCCCGATCATCTCTTCACCTGACAGGTGCTTCTCCCACATGCTGTCAACGTCCGCCCATCGGCAGCCGCCTTCGTCGGTGCCATAGGCAAGAGAAAACCCTAGGAACAGATTGCGAAACGAAATGAGCGTGTTGTCATTCATCAAGATTCATCTGTTCCCAGACGATGCCGGGTTCCAGCAAACGTCCGCTCTTGTCGATGGTTAGATTTACCTCCGCTTTCTCACCATCACCTGATTTGTTCTTCCACATGCCTGCACTTATTTCGTCTTCATAGTGCTTGCGCTCGTCTTCATCCATGCTGGTGTCATCCCACCTACGCCACGTTTCGATCAGGAAGTGGCTTTCGCTGGTAGAAGCATACCGTCCGGCTTCAATCCCACCGGCACGGCCACGGTTCCCTGAACCCCGGCCTGACTGATGCAGGATTACACCTATGACACGCCAGTCGGACACCAACTGCTTGAATGATTCGATCTTGGCTTGCACGCTGGCTGCATCGCCAGCGCCCCCGCCCCGGATCAACTCCAAGTAGTCGTAGACCAGAACCTCAGGTCGTTGCCCTTCCCACAGTTCCACGGAAGCAATCCGCATTGCTTTGTCGATGTCATCGACGGACATGCCGGTGGATTCAAAGTGCAAGTTCGTTTCGTCACGCATGATTTGTTCCACACGTTCCCAAGCCCGTGGGTCTTCACGGATGAGTCGTCCGATCCAATCCTTCTGGTCGATTTCCATGCGGATGGCTGCGTACCGACCCCAGAACATCGTTTCGGTTTCATCCGGGCTAACCCACAAGGTCCGATGGTTACGGTTGCGGGCAATCATGTTCAACGCCAGCAAGGTCTTGCCTGTATGCGATCTACCGATGATCGTCACAAGTTGTCCAGCGCGAGCGCCGCCCAACGTGGCTTCATCGAAGACTCGCACTCCAAATGACCATTCGCTACCTGAGCGCAGGTCGTGGCGCATACGCCGGACCTGTTCCTTCTTAGGTGTGAACAGTCTTTGCAGGTCCGCTGGTGAGATTCCCTCTATTTGTGCTGGAGGCTCCGAGGGGGGAGGGGCCGGAGCAGGAATGGATCCCGCTCCGGCCACGCGCCTTAGTGCTTCCTCCAGACTGAGTTCCTCAGGCACTTACCTGACTCAACCAGTTGTGAGGATCTATCGGGTCGGGTCGGTCGCCCCATCCGAAGCCAGCCTTGAGTTTCACCAACGCAGCAAAGTACCCACTCTTGTTGGCAAGAGGATGGTTACCATCTCCTGCCCCTAGGAAGGGAATCCCGTCATTGCCTATGGATGTGGCCTTCTTGACTTTGAAGTCTCCAAGCCCACACTTGCCATTCTTTGTAACCGGGATTGCTTGCCCCTGTAGGGATTCAGCCCAATAGTTGTCTGGGAAGTTTCGCTTACCGTCAGCAAACAACTTGCGGATGGCCTGATTACACAGGAACATCGACTGCTGACTGGCGAACTGCACTCCAGCAGCACGTTCGGCATTCCAGATAGCCAATATCTGTACGTACTCTTCATCGTCTACGTACTTTGAAGTCATCCCATCCGTACGGCCAGCGAAGCCACCCGGCGTTGTTGCTGCCGTTGTCGCTCCGGGGAACGCATCCTGAACGGTGGCAACCGCAGCGGTCATTTCAGGAACCGCACTAGCGGTCACATCCTGACCGGGGGCTACCACTATAGGAGCGCCTTGACCCTCTGAGGGATTCAAGATGCTAACGCCTACAAGGCTGTCCTTCAGGTGGGGTAGTTCTTTGGCGAGAGCGCGTGCGTTCTCTATTGCCATCGTGACTGCTACACCGTCAGGTTCGTTGCCAATCTCTGCGACAGCGAGTTCAACCGCTGCTTTGAGAATGACCTGTGCTTCTATACTTGCCCGCTCATGCGGACTCATTGGCGTCCAAGCCATACTAAGTGCCTCCTATTGTTGCACCTTTACACCGTGCGAAGTTTTCGCACCATTTTGTGGAACACCACCAACCGTTGTCACCCAGCGGGTATGGACCCGTTTGAGTTTCAAGCAGTTTGCAGAGTGCCAACACCTTCTGACGTAGCCAGTCGTAATGCTCCTGTCCACGCTCCAAGTCCATACGGCCCACACCTTTGGGATGCATCACCGCGTATGAGAAGTTGGGGATACCCAATGCGTAGCAGTAGGCGATGGATTGAACATCCCATCGCTCAAACTGCCATTTATCACGGGTGTAATCCCTACCGGGGAACTTCCAATCCCATAACCGGTCTTCTTCAACTAGGTCAATCGTTCCTGTCAACCGAACTATTCGTTGATCGTCTTCAATGAGTGGGACATCAAATGTGTGTTCGGTCTGTAACGGCTTGAGCAGGGGAAACACTTCGTTGTACCAGTTGGTGACCTTGCTTGCGCCAGCCACACGGGCGCTCTCAGGGTTGTAAGAGTTCCACACCTGAATGCTGTCAACGGTTTGTTCCCACTCGTAATCAAACGCATCCAAGGCTGCCTGTAGATCCATAGGTGCCTCGGCATGGCCTTCGTTTACGTCTATGAGTGAGTTGCAAACGTCTTCCGCAATCGTATGACATACCGTGCCTAGCGACGAAGCATCCTTCATGGGTTCGCTTACAAGGCCGAATACGTCATTGCGCCAACGCTCCAGACACATGTCTGAGGTCTTGACGGATGATTGGCGAACCCACGTATGGACCCACCTACCATCTGCTGCTTTGTGTAACGGGTACTTCTGTTGCATGATCCTCCCTGCCTGTACTTAGTATCGCTTCTCCCCCTTTAGGGGAGAAGCGTGTACTGAGTACCTGAGCCTAGTCGTCGCTCTCGTCGGATTCCGACACCTGCTCGTTACAGTCGGATGTTTCTTGTGACGGATCCGTGTCTTTTGTTGCGATCAGGTTACGGAGGCGTAACAGTTCTTCACGAGTGAACGTGGTGTCATACCCCGCTGGCGTCAGACCCATCTTCCCCACCTCCATCTATCACCGTCAATACCGGACGTTTCCCTCGCAAGGACGGGTGATTCTGTTTCGGCCACAAGAGGTCTTGCCTGTATGCGATCTCTTCCAGCGCAATCATTCGACGTTGCACTATGTCTGAGTTGTAAGTTCCACCCCAGTTCTCCCTGCATCGGTTCTCGAAATCGTCGTATGTGATCTCCATAACCGCAAGGTTGAAATAGGCCATCAACAGGTCGCGGGGGGTACTCATCCTCCACTCGTACTCATCCCCCCAATCTGGAACACCCTCGTAATGCTCCCGCTTGCCGGTCCAGAAACGACCACGGTACATCAGGCCGTCCTCAGGACCAGTTTTCACGTACACGCTTTTGTCGCTCTTTCTTGCAAACTCAACAATACGATCTCGCATCTGGATGAGTGAAGCCTCATCGTGAGAACGCACAGCCACGTAATCTGATCCTTCGGTGGACTTATCTGCGATGGAATAGAAACCGTCTGGGGTGGTTAGCCACATGTGCACCTCCTGTGCATGGGGGAGCGTGTGAGGTGGGGCAACCGGGGGGCTGGTACCCCACCCCACACGCGAATGGTTGAGTGTGCGTTGTTGACGCAGACGCACCCCTGCGTGGCAGCCGGAGGCTGGGAGGTTTCAAGAAACCTCCGACCGCCGGAACTGCCCCATCCTAGATGCTAGAACGGTTCCTCTGCACCTACGGTGGTGAGGTCCATCAGGTACCTCTGTGCCGCATCCGCAATGGGGGTCTTGCCGTCAAGCGCCTTCACAAGCGCCCGCTCTCTGGCTGCCTCCGTACTCTTACCACCCGTGTTGATCTGATGCTGTTCAGCACCCTGCATGGCGTTGTATGCGCCCCACATGGTCGGGTTGTCCTCAGCCTCGTTACGCCACGCCTTCAGACAGGCACTACGCTTAGAGTAAATGGCAGTCTCCGTCTTGTGGTGTGCGTCATCCTTCGGGCGGGGAATCACCGAGTTCAGCATGTCGTGGAACATGCCGTCTGTGAACTCCTGATCCGAAAGGATCTGAGCCATCAACTTGAGCGTCTGCCCCTGAGCCACCGCCATCTCAATCACATTGGAACGCATCGTGAGCAAGGTGTCGTGGTTCTTCGTGGCTCGCACACCGATCAACTGACCGGAATGCCCAAGCATGTTCTCGCAGGCTAGGCGCTGGCTAACGGGAATAATCTCCGTCTTCCATGTGCCATTCAATGACATACGAGTGTAGATGAACGGCTGGATCATGTCGCCATCACCCAAGTCGTAAGGCTCATCAAGCACCTGCTGGACAACCACTCGTTCACCGTTCCCATACACGGTCACGCTGTCACATGACTTCGGGAACATGTCTTCAAGGGTCTGAAACACATGCTTGTAGCCTTCACGCTCCGGGTAACGACCGGACATGTTGCCAACCACCTGATGCGTGTCTTCACGCAGCAGGTACTGGTCGGCAGGGTGACCCCTGTAGATGCCCTTAGAGTAAACGGGAACAATCTGCTCTCCCGTCACGGGGTGAATGTACCCAGATGGAACGTACAGGACATCGAAGTCAGCGTTCGCCACATCAGCGCAACCTTGCACCGTCCACGGTTCAAACTGACCTGTTGCCTGCGGAGGTAGATCCTCCACAACCTCACCATCGCTGGTGGGGATGTTCTCAATCTGGTTACGCAACTGAGTTATCCAGTTGTGGTCACCTGCATCCGTATTGTCGGTGATGTTTCTGCCTGTCATAAGCACCTCCTGCGCTTATCTAACCCTTACGGAGTTTCCGCAAGGAGTTCAAGTAATCCTTGTACCAGTTGGCTGCCCGGCGTGCTCGCACACGCCGGGCAACCTCCATTGCGACAGCCGCTAACACCATTCCCGCAAAGAAGACCACCATCTCCAACCCGAAGTCGTTGATGTGGAGGGCGTCCATATGCGGACAAGGTGTCATGGCTGTGCAAGACTCATCCATGTCAGACCACGGAATCCGGGGTTACTGACGCTGCACGCTCACCCATGTCGGTGATTGCCGCCAACAGGGTCTTGACCTGACGCTCTAGTGTGTTGATGCGACGCTGTACGTCCAGATCCTGATCTATGCGGGCCTGATCGACACGCTCATCGACCGCGGATTGAGTCCACCCTTCGACGCTCATAACCGCCTCAATCGCCTTCCGTGCGCTTCTACCTAGATCACACAACGTGTCACCATTACGGATACGTGTGGAGAACTGGTCCAACAGGCTCTCTAGGTGTTCGTCACCATCAGACCAGTCGATATTGCCGCCGTGATCTGAGATCGCATCCTCTACGTAGTTCTCAACTTCACCAGACACGGAGTCCCAAGGCTCGTATGATTCCAGTTGGGACTGGATCTCACGCTCAACCCTGTCCTCTATGGCATCCCATACAGCGTCATCGTCAAACTCAACGTCTACGTTTGTGTTTATTTCAACTTCGGTATTCATATGTGCACCTCCCGTGCATTGGTTTGGAAATGGTGAAGCCACCACCCCCTCTTTCTGAACTTCACTTCGTTCAGTTCAGAAAGAGGGGGTGTTGCAGCCTCATGCGTGATCGTCCGGCCACATTTGGCCGATCTTCTCTGCCAGACTGCGGAGCGTGTCATCGTCAATGACGAGGCTGTTCCTCAGCAACGCAATCGCCTTGCCTAAGTCTCGCTTCGTGTACTGCACGACCTCAAGCGGGTCGTACACCACTTGATCTAGGTGGCTCATTGGGGTTGCAGCCTCATGCGTGATTGTCCGGTAGATTCGGCTCGTGTGCATGGGCAACTATGTCGTAGCAACCGACCCGTGCCCAGTCGTCCACAGCGTCGTCATCTTTGGCATCGGCTATCTCTACAAGCCTCTGAACCAACGCAAAATACATGGCTTCGTAATCAACCACGATCTTTCGGATGTCAGTCATTGGGATCCCAAGCCTGCAACTTGTTCAGGTCGTCACCCTCAATCGCAAAGGCATACTCCTGTGAAGGAGTCCATTCCTCGTCCATCTCAGACGGATCCCAGATGAACTCGCACTCCACCGACAAGTAACTACCGAAGTCGTGAGGGTTCGACTTGATGTACAAGCGTGCACCCTGCGGCTCCGCCCCGTAGTGCTTGCGAATCTGTTCGATAAACCGCCGACACTCCTTGCCTGCATTCACCCGGTACATGTCTGAACCAACTTGTGCACAAGTCTCATCCCAAGGGGACTCACCTATGTACAAGGAATCTTTGATTAGTGTTGCCATATCTGCACCTCCCGTGCATTGGTTTCTGGTTTCATTGCCACATCATCTCTCTCTCTCAAAAAGAGAGAGAGAGAGATGATGGATCTCTTGCGTGCTGCTAATGCTTAGCCACCGCTCGCCCATCAGGCCACACGCTGTCAACAGGCCATTGAACCTGCGGTTCCGTGTGCCCCTTGAAGTATTCGTTCACCCCTTCAGCGTTACCGCACGGTGAACACACATACACGGGTACATCATTCTCGCCCCGTGTCGTTCTACTCAATGCGTTCAGAACCTGCTCTTCGGCAAGTTCTTCGCCTTCACACCTAGGACAAAGCATCAGGCATCCACCTCTTCGTCGGCACCGATGTAGATATCCCAGCAGGGCGGGCACAAGTAATACGAGATTCCACTCCTACGGTTGTACGGCGGGTTGGCACTAATGAGAATGTCCCGATCCGCAGGCGTAAGGTTCGGAAACATGTTCTGCACCAGTCCCTCACGCATCAGATACCTGTCATGCACCGAACTGTCAACGCTCACATCCCTGTCGCATGAGCATTGCTGACACGTTGCTTCTACTATTCTGTTCATCCTTGCACCTTCTCTCGGATGTGAACATCACATTCCCCATGCTCGGGGATGTCACCGGCCTCGTTCAACACGCTTAGCGCACGCTCAATGGCGCCTGCTTCGGTTGCGGCCTCAACCTCAAGCGTGTAGGTAGGCATGAGGATAGAAACCTCAACCTCCCATATGCCTGTATTGCTCATTACATACCTCCCTATTAGACTGTTGCTGGCCGGGTTGGCTCGCAGAGCATCCCGAACCATGTGTTCAGACAACACGAACAGGTCCGGTCAGGTTTGTCGTCCCAACAGGTGTCGTGTCCGTCCACCATGCACTTCTCGCACTTGTCCATCAGATCACATACCTCCCTGTATGCGGCTACTTGCTTTCCTTGCGTGGAGGTGCGGGGAATCGAACCCCGGTACTCATGCGTTCCCACATGGGGCTTTCACATGAGGCGAAACCATTTCACCCCCTTGCGACCGTTTGCAGCGCCCCGGTGGAACCTAATCTCCTCTGACGCCGCTTCTTATGTCAACTACGTTGACGAACAGGGGAACGGTCACTCCCCGCAGCGGTCAGGTCGCCACCCTATTATGTAGGGGACTTACACAGGCTTAGACCCACTATCCGCTTGCGAGTGATAGGTGAATCTAATCTGGTTGTAGCCAGACCCCATGCGTCTACAACCGCACGGAACCTGATGCCCACGTACCCCGGAGGGGTACCGCTTGCAGCCTGAGAGCCTATTTATGCACGCTGCAACGTGCTGCATGGGTGCCCCCGCCTCCCCTTGAGGCAGAGACACCCACACATGGTGCCATGACAACACCGCCAAACGCCCCACCCAATGCACGGGCGGGGCGCAAGGCGCTACGGTCAGGCAGAAGCCTGCTCGGCGAAGGACTGCGCCTTCGCACCGATGCGATCCATCGTTGACTGCCAAGTCAACGACCCATCCTTGTTCAGATGCGTGGGCACCAGATTCTGAGCCTTCTGCAAAGCAGCGACACATGCGGTGCCGTTGCCTGCCTTGAATGCCTTCGTTGCGTTGGACAACTGGGCGTTGATCTGCCGATTCGTGCGCTGGTTCCTTGCGGTACGAGCAGCCTTATCGACAGCCAATGTCTGCGTAGTTGCAGGCACCGGAGCAGGCTCCGGCGTATCGACTTCGGTCATAGCAGCCATGATGGCTGCGACCAGTTGTGTGAGGTCGCCCTCTGTGATGGTACTCATGTATATGCACCTCCCGATGCGGTTGTTGGATTGGATTGGGGTAGCCCCCCCACCCACACTCTCTTCGCTTCGCTCAGAGAGTGTGGGCGGGGGGTGTTGGGTCATTCGCCGTACAGTTCCCTGTAGCCGATGCCCACACCTGCGCCTGTCGTGATGCGACGTACGCCACATCTGTCAGACGTAGAACCATGACCACGGTTGATCGGTTCGACCCGACCCCATGTGTCATTACCGTTCAAGTGAACGGTAATCATGTGTGTGCTGTGGTGCCAGACATCGACACCCTGACCCGTGAAGTAAGCCTTCCACTTGCCACCAGATGCGTGGGCCACATCGTGACGGGCAGCCGTATGTATCAGGTTCAGAAGATTCGACCTCATGCGTACACCTCCAGATCACGAATCGGAGAAGCCTGACTCATGTCTAGGGGCACATACCACAAACGGCCCTTGCCGTTGGTGGATTCGGCACAGCATCCTTCGCACCGACACGCAAGCAAGTCATCTTCGGCAATGTCTGCTTCATTCATGTGAAACCTCCGGTTTCATATTGGATTGGGTTGGGGTAGCCCCCCTCCCCCTCTCTCTCAAAAGAGAGAGAGAGGGAGAGGGGGAATCTGGCACTAGAACGGCTCGGACTCTCGCATCCGTATGTTCACCTCTGCGTCCACAAGCAAGAGTTCCAACTTGTCCTGTCGTTCGGCGAAGCCGATCTGTAACGCCTCACGCAAGAGATCCCTATTCTCACGCAACTGCCGGACCTCAGTACGCAGATTCCATATCTCTGCGTTGTCCTGAGCCTCATGTGCACGCAAGTGGCTACGCAGTTCTCGTATGTCGCAGACATACTCCCGGCAATGGCCCACCACCTCGTCATAGTGACGACTCTTGCGTATGAACGATCCCAAAGGGGATCGCAACCAATGGCGCGACACTCCGTGGTAGAACCAGTAGTCGATGATTCCGCCAACAAGTTGGCGGAATCCGTACAGGGCGATGTCCTCACGCAAGTCGTGAGAAACCACCTCCCACCGTTCACGCAAAGTGAACCTAACTCCGTTGATGTCCTTCATGTATGCACCTCCCAGCGCATTGGTTATGTTTCGGGGCAACCCCCCTCCCCTCTCTCTCAAAAGAGAGAGAGAGGGGAGGGGCAACTCATGTATTAGAACGGCTCCACCACATGCTCATGCACGCGGCCTTCGTCGTTCATCCAGTCGTAGAACGACTGCCACGAGGACACCATCTCCTGTAGATGGCGCACCTCAGCACGCAAGTCTTCATTCTCTTGGATCAAGCCCTCGGCTTGATCCGCAAGGATTCGGTTTCTGCCAGACTGCAACTGCCACTTCATGCGTGACTCACGCTCCTGCTCGTACCGGATCTTGTTCCTGCGGATCGTCATGCTGCAACCTCCTGCATGTAAGCGTCGTAATCCTCATCGTCCATCTCGGTGTAACCGAGATCAACATGTGGTGCACCCGAACTCCTG